TATTTATTATACTGGTTCGTGGTCAGCACTAACATATGTGCTATCAACCGTAAAGTTTGTAACCGATGCTTCGAGTAATGCGGTATTCGCAATATCAAATGGCGATCCACCCCCATCATCATTAAACATCCTCATAAACCTTGGCTTAAGTGTTGAAACAACCTCTGCCTTGAATATAAAGTCACCAAACAGTTTACTACCTGCTAAGTGAACGTTTTGTTTTAATAGTTCTTCGTATATCTGAAGTGGTAAAGAGGATTTAATTTGATATGAATACTCTTGGAAGAAATTACTATCTTGTACTCTAACACCTGAGTCATAATATGCTTGATCATAAACATTAGTTATTACATCCGTTACCCATATAACATTCTGCTGTTCTGCATACCAAGATTTGCTTTGTAAGCTTGGAGATATAATATCATTCCATCTTGTGGTTTGGGCAGATGGAATTGATTGACCGGCAGCGAGCTTTTCAAATTGTGCTGCGTCAGCCGAGTCTATATTTCCATCAGCAACAATATCACCGTACGTGAAACCGTCTGATGCTGTACTTGATAACCAATTTTGAAATTCAGGGGCTAGCAATGCTACGGTGTTAAGAGGATCATTACCAGCCACAATCTCTGTTACTGCCAACGCAAAATTACTATTTGGTAATATTGTTTCTGAACTGCTAACGCCTTTCTGAATGTATCCGCCTAAGTGAGAATTTTCACCAGCCCAATAACCTTCAGTAGTACCTTGCCTATCTGCACTAATCCAACCTTCGGCAATAATCTTTCCAGTCTCATCGGTTAAATGACCTTTACCTTTTGCGAATGCGTCTTCTTGGATATTATCTGTAGGTCTTCCATAATCAACATATCCAAATCCTGATGATAATATACTAACTTCGGATACTCTGCCGAATGAGAATAGTGTTTCAGCTTCAACGATAGCGTTATCACCCTGAACTTTGCTACCTTCTGAATAATCAGACTGTACACCAGAAACTGCTATTGATTGACTTACTGTACCTTGTAACCTTATAGGACTTCCATCAAAACCATAATAACTAAACGGGATTACTATAATAAATCCAGAATTCTGATTAACACTAACAACACGACCTCTTATTGCTCGGGCGCTTACTTCAACAATAATATCGCCTAATGAGAAATTGCCTGCATCACCTGCATCGGTGAATCCTACAATTTGGTTTCTTCTCGCAAATTTATTGAATACGTTATCTTGAGCAGCAACAAATACATCGTTTCTATACCCTGCACCAGGATTAAGATTTGTAAGCCCGGCGATTTCACCAATAGTAAGATCTTGAATATCAAAGGCAGTGTTAAGTGGAGTAGATAAATTAACCGGTGATGCTGTACCTGACATTGGAGTAACTGCACCGTAATCAGCTGCGTTTAATGCAATATTAACATAAGGATTAATAACGTCTGTAATGACCGAAGCAATAGAAGCGTTTCTTAGTGCGCTTATCTTAACATGACTTGCGTCTGCTGTATCAGGGAACAGAGGACCGGGAGAAGTATCATTTCTTGATGTAACTTCTTGACCGTTTGAAGCAATAGTAATTGTTAATTGAGTTTGAGCTACACCATCAATATCTGGCCTAACCGTTGTCACAACACTTGCGAATGTAAACGCGTCTGTGCTATCCATCTTAACGCCAATCGAGCTTTCGTTCTGACCAATAATAACACCGGAGTTACCAAGTTGATCTTGTACTATTTCAAATAATTTAAAACCTTGATTATAACCAGTCTCGCCGTTATTTAAAATGATAGACTGATTAGATACTAATAATCGTGTATTGTCTAACTGATAACCGTAACCGCCGTCTTTTAATTCGTAGTTTATTTTACCTGAAATTTCATCTGTGATTCCGGTAACAATTCCTTTACCTGCATGGCCGTCTTTTTGTTTAATATCGTAGACAGCTCCAACCTTAATTCCGGTTTCGCCTTTTGCATCGCCATCAACAGCAAACCTTGAAAGAGAACCATTAATTCTACCAAAGTTAACTAACTCGCCATCAATATTTGTATGAACTGCATCAAACTTAGAAAAGTTACCTTTAATATCATCAAGATATATAATAGCCGTTCTAATGTTATTTAGAATAAAGAAGTTAACAGATCTTACAGCAGCTTTTGCTTTAGAAGTAGATCCTGTAATGTTACGAGATAATAAATCGTAGTAAGTATATTCCTTTCCAGTTTTTGATACAAAGTTACCGTTATTTGGAAACATCTGTAGGTATACACCTTGTTTCCATTCACTATCAGATACCTTTGCCATTCTTTCAGAAGGATAAATTATTTCAATATCAAACTCTTCGTAGAATATAGCAAAGAATAATTCTATACCACGTTTAGTACCTTTTGCACGATAAAGATCAAGAATGTTTTTAACTACAAATTTAACCACATCAGATTTAAGAGGAAGATTATCAAGGTATTTCTTCTTGAAGAATATAATCATACTCTCCATAGTACTATCAACGTCTTTATGTTCAAACAATCTTCGCTGATGATATATTGATTGATTCGTTTGTGTTTCACAGAACCTATAATAATCTTCAGTCAGCTGTACAAGCTCAGGTCCGTTCTCACGATAGATCGCAGGAAATTGTTGCTTAATAAAAAGCGATAGATTCTTTTCTATATCACCTTGCGGCATATCTGTTCTCTCTAATTAGTAAGCTGTATTAATAGTAGTGTTAGGTGGGTTTGTTGACGATTGCGTTGCCACCGGAGTTTGAAACTCTTCCAAATCCATTATTGTTATAACATCAGTGTCTCTTACAATAAACACTCTACCTTTTGGAGCTTTAATATCATTGTCTTTTGTTTTTGCCGTAATCTTAATTGCTGCACCAGTATATGATTCTACTTCAAAGTTTGTTAGCTTAACTAAACCTGTTGCATAATCTACTGTACCTGCTGTAGGATTAGTGATCTGCGGATTTGATACCTCATCAGTAACAAACATAATGTTTCCTTCACCATCATCCTGCATGAATACACAAGTACCTTTAACATCAAATACAGATGACTTAATCGCCGGTTTATAATCTGCGAATCCGTTCGTACTCTTAAATGCGTATGGTTTAATTAATGCAGCTTCAAACTTAAACGTAGGATTCGTATTAAAATTAATTGGTGGAGAGTATTCAATAATAGGTGCGATAACAAGTTCTGTACTTTCAATACCTGTATCTAACTTATCAATAATCCCAGCAAGTTTTGATGATCTTAATGTTCTATTAAAATCGTTGAGATTAGTAGTAGCATACGCAGAAACGGCAGATCTTACCAAAGCTTCGAGATCGGCGGCTGTCTTTTCAGTATTCTTTTTACTATATCTAACTCTAACAGTTATATTAGCATATACGAATTCAGTCTGTACAAAGATAGGTTCTATTCCTAATGGGCTTCTTTCGTTTAGATATGAGATATACGAATTAGATAATGTGGAAGAAACTATTTGAGTATTATCATCTAAATAAACCGATATAGCAACTCTTCCGTATTGAGGTGGATCTAATTGTTCACCACCATAAGCAGACACTGCAGTAATTTCTGGGAACGCCTGAGTTAACAGTACTTCGTAATCAGACGTAGTAACCGCTCTTTCTTGAATCTGTAATGCCTTAGGAGCAAAGTATCGAATACTTTCCATTGATTCTCTTTCAGCACCACCTGCTGCTTCACCACCTTTAATAATTTGTGGACTTATCTTTGCACCTTCAATAAAATTTGCACTGAATGTTGCCGCACCATTAGCTTCTTCACCAGATGTAATTCTATATCGTACTCTTACATCTTCGAATTCTTCAGGCTGTAATCCAAACTTATTCTTACCAAAGTAAATAGCATACTTATCATCAAGATACGGTTCAACATAAAATACTTTATCTAATGGTTTAACACCAAAGATTGTGTTTGCTCTTGTAAAGATATTCTGATCGTCAGTTGCTTCAGCATCAACGAACACTACAAGTGAATCAGTATCTACTTCATTGTTTGTTAGGTTAACTCTCAAGACTCCATCAGAGTCTACAATAAATCCTTCTTTTTGGAAACTGACTAACATTTCACCTTCGAAGATATCAACATTCTCTGCTACATATTTACCAACCGCAACTCTTCTTGCTGTATATGCTTGTTGTGTTACAAAGTTAAATGTCTCACCTTTATAAGTAGAACTGAATGGAGCATATTGC